TCCTCCGCATACGATGGAAGGCAAAAGCACTGAAGTTCAGACTTACATGAAACAAAAAACTGGGGCACAGATCGTAGACGAAATTAATATGTCTATCGGTGGGATTAGTAAAGGCAACTACGCTCCTGTTAATCCTTATGGGGTTGGTGAGATGCGTGGTTACGGTGCCGCTACTAAGGGTCGCAAAATAAGCGGGAAGATGGGGTAATGAACTACGACACTCTGTTTGAGACGATCAAGGGGTACACGGAGAACGATTTTCCAAATACCCAGTATGGCGACCCCACAGCCGCCAACGTTAATTTTACGTCTGCTGAACAGATTAATACGTTCATTCAACAAGCTGAGCAGAGGATTTACAACTCGGTTCAGTTTCCGTCGATTCGTAAAAACGTGACTGGCCCTACAACGGCTAACAACAAGTACCTTTCCAGCCCGTCAGATTTTCTTGCTGTCTACTCAATAGCAGTAATTGATGACGATGGTAACTACGAGTACCTGCTTAACAAGGATGTGAACTTCATCCGAGCAGCGTACCCAAATCCCAACGATACGGGGCTTCCTCAGTATTACGCATTGTTTGGTCCGACAACAACAAACGACAACCCGCCGTTGCTTACCAATGAGCTATCTTTCATTCTTGGACCCACGCCAGACGACGCATACGACGTTGAGCTTCATTATTACTTCTATCCCGAGTCTATTGTCACTGCTACTAATACTTGGCTTGGTGATAACTTTGACTCCTTACTACTTTATGGTTCGTTGCTTGAAGCGTACACATACATGAAAGGCGAACCAGACGTTATTACTAACTACGAGAAGCGGTACAACGAAGCCCTTCTGCTGGCTAAACGGCTTGGCGATGGCATGGAGCGTAGCGACGCTTACAGGTCTGGTCAGTTCCGTATGCCGAATCTTCCTCAAAATACTGGGGTTCGTTAATGGCGTTTACCGGAAATTTCACCTGCGATGTATTTAAGACGGGTCTTTTAAATGCAGACTTTGATTTTGCAGTTGATACAATCAAGATTGCGCTTTATACAAACTCGGCTACGTTAAACGAGGACACAACGGCTTATACGACAACCGGAGAGGTAGTGGCTTCTGGGTATACGGCTGGTGGCAATACGTTATCTCCGACGGTATCAATATCGAACAACGTGGCTTTTGTGACCTTCGCCAATACATCTTGGTCTGGAGCGTTTACAGCCCGTGGTGCGCTAATCTACAAAGCCGGTGCCAACGGTGCAGTCTGTGTATTAGACTTTGGATCAGACAAGACTTCAACCACGACTTTTCAAGTGCAGTTTCCCGCCGCAACAAGCAACTCGGCAATTATTCGACTTTCCTAGGAGTTTGAAATGGTTAATAACAAAGCAATCCCTTCTGACAAAGCCGCCGCAAGCGTGGGCATGGGCGGCGATCTTCAATCTCGTGCTCGTGGCGGTGGTGTGTTTCACTTTAAATGCTACGACAAAGACGGCAACCTGAAGTGGGAAGACAAAGCCCACAACCTCGTGGTCAATGTTGGCCTTGCTGACATGAACGACAAGTATTTCAGTGGGTCTGCTTATACAGCCACTTGGTTTCTTGGTCTGGTCAATAACAGTCCTTCGCCTTCTTATGCCGCCGGTGACACAATGGCCTCTCATGCGGGTTGGGTTGAGTCTACTGATTACACACAAGCAAACAGGCCAACAGTAACTTTTGGTTCTGCAACGGTTGCTGATCCATCTGTGATCGACAACTCGGGTGCGGTTGATGTGTTTACCATGAACGCATCAGTGACGATTGCTGGGGCGTTTTTGACTAGCAATAACACCAAAGGCGGCACCACAGGAATCTTATTTTCCGCTTCAACTTTCCAATCCCCCGGCGCTCGTACAGTCGTGTCAGGTGATACGCTGAACGTGACTTATGAATTCAGCCTTGATGCTGCTTAAGGAGTAAAACATGGCTACTACATTTACTAAGAATCAAAACGTGCGGGTTAAGGCTGTTATCCCCGAGGGTCCGGTTACTGCGCTTCGGATGAACGAGGATGGGCAGTTTTTTTATCAGATCCAATGGACCGACGCTAATGGCGATGTTCAAAGCCGTTGGTTCAAAGAAGAAGAACTAGAAGCCGTTTAATGTGTTCGGTTTTTTACCTTTCGCCACAGCACCGTTTTCATCGCTTGCTGGCAATGTATATCTAGTAACAGTCTCAGAGTCTGCGACTGCGGCGGATGTTGCCTCTGCGTTAGTCGATTTTGCTTCTTCCTTGTCGGAGTCTGCTACAGGCTCTGATTCCGTTTCCACCACTGTCATTTTTATTGTTCTGGTTCAGGAGTCCTCTACTGGTTCGGATGAAGTTTTGGCAGGGGTAGATTTTTCTAACCAGATTAATGAGTCTGCTACTGGGGACGACGAGGTCTCTGGGGCGGTGGACTTTTCTGGGCAGATTGATGAATCGGCTACTGGAACAGATGAAATTTCTAGCGCTGTTGACTTTGGTGGGCAGATTGATGAAGCCGCTACAGGAGCGGATGAGGTTTCTGCTAGAGCAGATTTTGTCTCCCAAATTGATGAGTCCTCAACGGCGGCAGACCAAGTTTTCTCAATTGGATCTTTCCAACATTTTATTCAAGAAGCGGCTACAGGGGCAGACCAAGTTTTTGCTGGGGTTGACTTTATTGTTGCGTTGGTCGAGGCAGGGGCCGTGGCTACAGATTCGATCTCTGGGGCGGTTGATTTCCCGGGTTTGGTACAGGAGTCCGCTGAAGGCAGTGATGTAGTCATTACGTCGATTGATTTTGGCGTTTTAATCCAAGAACTCGGGATAGCCACTGACAGTCCGCTGGCTAGACTTTTGTGGGAGTTGATTAATGACAGCCAATCTGTTACGTGGCAAAATGTGCAAACGGGAACTACAACTACGTGGGTCAACGTCGATAGCGGCACCCCAACAAACTGGCAGAAGATTCCGACGGTTAATTAAGGAGTTGGCATGGCGTTCGTAGTTAAAGACAGGGTAAAAGAAACTACCACAACCACGGGTACCGGGACCATTACGCTTGCTGGGGCGGTTACGGGTTTTCAATCCTTCTCGGTCATTGGCAACAGCAACACGACCTTTTATACGATTGCGGGTGTCGCTGAGTTTGAGGTGGGGATTGGTACGTACACCTCTTCTGGCACGACACTTTCTCGGGACACGGTGCTGGAGTCCAGCAACTCGGGGAATCTTGTTAACTTTTCTGCCGGGACAAAGGACGTTTTTGTCACCTACCCCGCTGAGCGGTCGGTTTATGTGGATGGTGGCGGAGTTACAAGTGCAACGGGCGCAATACTGATTAACAAAACAACCTTGACGTTGAACACAACGATTAACACTGGCGAAAATGGATTAAGTGTTGGACCATTTACGATTTCGAGTGGGGTAGTCCTCACGATTGAATCCGGGCAACGACATTTAATTCTGTGAGGATTAAAAAATGACTGTAATTATTTCAGGTGACAACGGTATCTCGGATGTAGACGGTTCGGCTGGTACACCGGCTATTCGGGGTACGGATACTAATACTGGGATCTTCTTCGGGTCGGACATTATTGGCTTTAGTGAGGACGGGTCTTATTGCGTTCCGTGTGTGCTGATGGCTTGTTAAGGAGAATATCTTGTCAAAAGTAGCCATTGAGGGAAATAGTTCGGGCACGGGTACTTTCACCATTGCAAGCCCTAATTCAAACACAAACCGTACACTAGACTTGCCTGATGCGTCTGGTGTTATCGACAGATTGAATCGTGCTGGGAATGTGTTGCAGGTGGTGAGTACGACCAAGACGGATACATTCTCGACTACTAGCACTTCTTTGGTTGATTTAACGGGATTGTCTGTCTCTATAACACCAACAAGCGCAACAAGTAAAATTCTTGTTTTTATGCAGATAACTGGTAATGGCACAAATTTGCAGTTTGCTCAAATGGTTAGAGGATCAACTGCTATTTATAAAGGTGATGATGCTGGAAACAGAGTGGGTGTAAGTATTGGTAGTTTGTTCTATGGCCCCGGTGGAGAAGCATCAAGTTCAGGGTCAGCAATCTTTTTAGATTCTCCAGCAACAACTTCTGCAACGACATACAAGGTGCAAGTAAGAACACAAACGGGAACAATGTTTATCAATCGCTCTATCGATGACACAAATAGTTTAACTGCGGGTCAAAGAACGGCATCATCAATTACAGTTATGGAGATTGCGGCATGAGACACGAAGCAATTTATAATCTCTACCCTAATGTAGTCACCATTGACGATGGTGCTGGTGCGTTTGATGCGGCTGGTAATTCTGTAGCCGTTGACGAGGCTGCGGTGTCTGCTGAAATCCAACGCTTGCAACCAATCAAAACCGCTGAACAAGCAAAGCGTAATCGCAAAGCCGCATACATATCCGAGTCAGACCCGCTATTCTTCAAAGCACAACGAGGTGAAGCCACTATGGAAGACTGGCAAGCAAAGGTGGCTGAGATTAAAAACCGTTTTCCAAAGGACTAAACCATGCCTTCATCCATATTGAACAGTGACGACGGAGTAATCTCCGGTACCTCCGGGCTGAAGTCAACTGGCGGAGACGACGGGGTTTTAGTCTTCCAATCCAAGGGTACTGAGACGGCCCGGATAAACACCGACAAGCAGATTGTTGCGGCGGCTGGTACTGTTTCGCTTCCTATTTACTCCACCACAGGCGACTTGAACACGGGTATTTTCTTCCCCGGTGCAGACAGAATTGGTTTTGCAGAAGGTGGAGCGCAATGTGGTGAGTTTGATGCCTCTGGTAACTTCCAATTCAACTCCGGCTACGGCTCTGTAGCAACGGCCTACGGCTGTAGGGCTTGGGTGAACTTCAGCGGCACTGCTAATTCAAATTTATCCGGCACTTATACACGAACAAGCCCAAGCACTACTGTGACGGTAACCGCAACCGCTCACGGTCTTATTGTTGGAAACTCAGTTAACCTTGATTTTACAACTGGTACTGGACTTGATGGCATTTACACAGTTGTAACTGTTGCTGATGCAAATACCTTTACTGTTACTACGGTAGCATCGACCACGACTAGCGGCAATGTAACTCTGCTCCGCAATACAATCAGAGCCAGTGGGAATGTGTCGAGCATTACGGACAACGGGACTGGCGATTACACTGTAAATTTTACTAATGCAATGCCTGATGCAAACTTTTCGGCTGTTAGTGACTGTAACCAGACCGCAGGTTCAGTGGGTTCGGCAGATATGAGCCAAGTTTACTCAAGAGCTGTCGGTTCTTGCTCAGTAATTACAACAGGTAATCCAGCCAACGCCAGCACAAGATCAGACGTGGAAACCGTTTCTGTTGCCGTATTCCGTTAATTAAGGAGCCAATAAATGAACTCTCGCATCATCTACCCAACTGCCGAAGGCGGCGTGGCAATCATTATTCCAGCACCGGAATGTGGTTTGAGTATTGAAGAAATTGCCGCCAAGGATGTTCCTGCTGGCAAGCCTTATCAAATTGTGGATGTGTCAGAAATCCCTACCGACCGCACATTCCGTAACGCATGGGAGTATGAATGATTACGATCAACATGACCAAGGCAAAAGAGATTGCCCATGAGAAGCGCAGGGCGGCTCGGTCTGCTGAGTTTGCACCGCTAGACATCAAGGCCACTATCCCATCAGAAGCACAAGCCGCAGAAGCCGCAAGACAGGCAATCAGGGACAAGTATGCAACCATGCAAGCCCAAATGGATGTAGCGCAAACACCAGAAGAGTTAAAGGCTCTTCTTCCGAAGGAGTAAAATCATGGCATCGACCTTTTCAGATTTAAAAATTGAACTCATCGGCACCGGCGAACAGGTTGGTACATGGGGGTCTACAACCAACACAAACCTTGGCACCGCTATTGAAGAAGCCATTGTTGGAACGGCTAGTGTGTCTTTCTCCAGTGCCGACGTAACTCTGACGCTGACCAACACCAACGGAACCCAATCCGCACGGCATCTGCGTTTAAACCTCACGGGAACCAGCGGCGGGGCACGTAACCTCATACTGGGTTCTGGGTGCCAGATCGACAAGCCATACATCATAAACAACGGTCTAGCCGATACAGTCACGGTTAAGAACACCACAGGCACGGGCGTAGCAGTCCCGGCTGGCAAGTCAATGTGGGTCTACAACAACGGAACGAACGTGGTCGAGGCAATGAACCACGCCGCTTCTTTGACCCTCGGGTCGGCTCTTCCTGTGGCTTCTGGTGGTACTGGGGCAACAACGCTTACAGCAAATAATGTCATTCTAGGCAATGGTACTTCGGCGGTTGGGTTTGTCGCCCCCGGCACTTCTGGGAACGTACTTGTTTCTAATGGAACAACGTGGACTTCTGGCGTAGCGTTTGTAACCGGCATGATAATGCTGTGGTCAGGCTCAATTGCTTCTATACCTTCCGGCTGGGCTTTATGTAATGGCTCAAATGGAACGCCTGACCTTAGAAACCGGTTTATTGTCGGCGCTGGCTCGACTTATGCGGTCGATGCTACTGGTGGCTCTGCGGACGCAATTGTGGTGTCACATACGCACACCGCCACTTCAACCTCCGTGGTGACTGACCCCGGTCACATTCACTTTTCTGGAAGTTCACGGGATAACAACTTTGTTGATTTTGGAACTAATGTAGGTGCTAGGGTTGGATCGTCAACTGTAATCAATACTGGTAGTGCGGTGACCGGAATTACTGTTGCAACGACAACAACCAACGCATCCGCAGGAACATCTGGCACTAACGCTAACTTGCCGCCGTACTATGCTTTGGCGTACATAATGAAACTGTAAAGGCACAAAAATGTTCATTGACAAAGATCTACGAAAAGCCAAGATTGACATCAAGGCTGAACTCAACCGGCTAGAGGCTCAACAGACTGCCAAAGAAGTAGCAGGCAAGTCTATCGGGCGGGTGTGAGGTAAATATGATCCCTATCGCTGCGCTACTCTCAATCGGGGAAAAAGTCCTTGACAAGGTGATCCCAGACCCCAATGCCAAGGCAGAAGCCCAAGCCAAACTCATGGAGATGGCGCAGAAAGGGCAGTTGGCTGAATTAGAAGCAATGGGTAAAGAGATGGAATCAGCCCGTAACAGGGAGGTTCAGATTGCCACCAGCGAGTTTGCTCCGATGTTGAGCAAGATTGTGACCCCGGTGCTGGCCTTGGGAACGGTGGGTCTGACTTTTATCCTGTTTGGCGTAATTATCTTTGTGGATGTGGATGCCGAATCCAAAGACATTCTAATTTATGTGTTGGGTGCGCTGACTTCAGCCGTCACGATGGTGCTGGGTTATTACTTCGGGTCTTCTGCCGGTTCCAAGGAGAAGAGCGCTCAACTTGACGAGATACTGGATAAGAGGAAATGAATTTGACCAAAAACTTCACTCTTGAGGAAATGATTAAGAGCGAGACCGCCCTGCGTCACGACATGGATAACACACCCGGAGAGAAAGAAATTGGCAACCTTAAATTACTTTGTGAGAAAGTTCTCCAGCCCGTCAGGGACTACTTTGGTAAGGGTGTTAAGGTCAACTCCGGATTCAGGCACCCAGACGTTAATGCCAAGGTTGGAGGAAGTCGTACGTCAGACCATACACGGGGGCAAGCAGCGGATATTGAGATTCCCGGTGTCCCCAACGCAGAACTTGCCGAGTGGATCAAAGATAATCTGGAGTTCCGTCAATTAATCCTTGAGTTTTATACCCCCGGAGTGCCAGATTCAGGCTGGGTGCATGTCTCCTACGTCGCCGAGGACAACAAGAAAGAGGTGCTGACAGCGACCAAGAAAGATGGTAAAACCGTTTATCTACAAGGACTGGTGGCCTAGCCATGCCGTTTCTTAAACTTCAATTTCGACAGGGTATAAATCGAGATCAAACTAACTATTCTGGTGAGGGTGGATATTTTGATTGCGATAAAATCCGCTTCTTTTCCGGTTATCCGCAAAAAATTGGAGGGTGGCTTAAGTCTACGTCTGAGACGTTTATTGGCACCTGCCGTCAGATGTTTAACTACATCACGTCGTTTACGGATAACTTCCTTGCGGTCGGCACGAATCAAAAAGTCTACATCGAGGTCGGCGGCATCTTTTATGACATCACACCGCTTCGGGAAACATTTACTACCTCTACCTCTCCGTCGTCAGACAACTGTATTGATACCACAAACGCTTCAACCACAGTCACTGTAAACATCGTTGGTCACGGCTGTTTGACTGGGGATTATGTAACTATTTCTGGTGTGACTGGAAATCCGGGTGGAGTGCCTAATGCTCAGATCAACGCCGAGCATGTCGTTACTAGGGTGGACGCAGACAACTTCACCTTTGTAGTCACAACCGCTGCAACATCAACTACAACTAACGGCGGCGGTACAGCCATTACTGTTGCTTGCCAAATTCATCCCGGTTTTGCTTCGATAACTGCTGGTTACGGCTGGGGCACAGGCGCTTGGAACGGGGCTTACGGCTGGGGTCTTGCTTCACCAACGCCTGTTTATCTTCCGCAAAGGGATTGGTTTTTTGATAACTTTGATAACGATTTGGTAATGAATATTCGGGCGGTCACTACCGGTGGCGATGTTGCTATTGGTGGGCCAATCTATTATTGGGAACGTGGGGGTACGCTAAACCCTGCAACTGCTTTAGCAACTCGGGCGGTACTTCTTTCATCGATAATGGGTGCTACGGATGTGCCTGAGTCAGCAACTCAAATACTTATATCTCAGAACGACAAACATCTTCTTGCGTTTGGTTGTCAGCCATACAATGGCTCATCCGGAGACTTCGACCCTCTTCTTATTCGTTGGGCCAGCCAAGATGACCCGTTGATGTGGGAGCCACTACCCACAAACACTGCTGGGTTTATTCGGGTATCTCGTGGGTCAAGGATTGTTCGTGCCATTCCAAACCGACAAGAGATTCTTGTTTTAACTGACGCCAGCCTTTATTCGCTTCAATTTACAGGTACAACAGATATATTTGCTATCCAAGAACTTGCCGACAACATTTCCATTATTAGTTCTCGTGCGGTTACAACGACAAACAATATTTCTTTCTGGATGGGAATTGATAAGTTCTATATGTACGACGGTCGAGTTAAACCATTACCGACTACGGTGAGACAGTACGTATTTCAAGATATTAATTTTGCTCAGTCAGACCAAGTTATCTCTGGGACAAACGAAGGATTTAACGAAGTCTGGTGGTTTTATCCAAGTGGCACGTCAACTTGGAACAACCGGTACGTTATTTACAACTACCTTGCTGACTGCTGGTACTTTGGAACCATAGTTCGCACGGCTTGGCTTGATACATCTTTGCGCCCATATCCTTACGCTGCTACTACGCCCCCTCCAGCAGATCCTGTAAACGCTCCGTTTGACCAAGACCCCGGTATTTTGTATCAGCACGAGTTTGGGGTTAACGACGACATAGCGCCGATGGTGTCCTACATCCAGTCTAACGACTTTGACATTCAGCAAAATGACGGTGAGACCTACATGCTCACCCGTAGGCTTATTCCAGATATTAACTTTACTGGATCGACCGCTCAAGCGCCTGAAGTTGATCTAACAATCAGGTCACGTAACTTTCCCGGTTCTCAGTTCCAAACTGACCCATCTGACAGCCAGCGGGTTATTGAGACTTCTTTTGGGCTGTTTACTAACCAAGTATTTATCCGTGCCCGAGGGCGTCAGTTGGCTCTGCGGGTGGCTTCGGATGACTTGGGCGTTCAGTGGCAGTTGGGTAGCCCCCGCCTAGATGCTCGACCGGACGGCAAGCAATGATAGAAAAAAGATTCGTCGCCCCAGCGCTTCCTCTGCCCCCGAGGGAGTACGACGTTATATCTCAAACCGATTTGATCCGGATACTGCGGCTGTACTTTAACCTGCTGGACAACTACTTAGTTACCCTTGCTACGCCCCCATCTGGACCCACGGCAGCCCGTCCGACAATTAATTTGGCTGTTGGGGACTATTATTTTGATACCGACCTCAACCTCCCAATTTGGTACGACGGCACTGACTGGATAGACGCCGCTGGGAACGTGGTATAGCCAACGCTTGACAAATCAAGGATAATACTGCCATGCAATATCCAACCATCGCCCAACCCCAATATGGCTTCGGCCCGACCATGCCCCCCGGTATGTACGACACCCCTCCTGCATTGATGAACTTTAAAGACGGCGGGATGACATCCAGCGCTCAAAGAGTTCAAAACCAAGGGCGTGGAAACGACACCATGCTTGTGCATATGACCCCGAGAGAGGTCGGAGGTCTACAGGCTCTAGCAAGGTCGCAGGGTGGTTCATTGACCATCAACCCGCAGACAGGTCTTCCAGAGGCTGGGTTCTTGGATAACTTCCTGCCAACCTTGCTCGGAATCGGTGGAACGTTCTTAGGTATTCCTCCTCATTTGACGGCTATGGCTGTTGGTGGAGTCCAGACCGCTCGAACTGGAGACCTTGGAAAAGGTCTGTTGGCTGGATTAGGCGCGTTTGGTGGCGCTAATTTGGCTGGGGGTTTGATGAGTGCTGGTACAGCGGCTAATGCCGCTAATGCTGCTAATGCTGCTAATGTAGTTGGCACCGAGGCTGTAACAGCGGCTGGTTCTAATGCGCTTGAGGCGGCTGCTCCGGCACTTACTCCAACTCAACAACTTACTACTGGGTTTAAAAGCGTTTTTGATACAGGCACAACCGGACAGGCTGCTCGTGATGCGTTTATGGGAAACGTTGGTGGGTACGGTGGTTTGGCAACAAAGGCTGGTATGGCTGCTGCTCCTGCGTTGTTGGCACAGCCAACAATGCCATCAACAAAAACCGAAGAGTCCAACTACGAAGGCCCGTATACACCCACGCCTCGTGAAGTTCGTTTTCCTACTCCAGAACAACAAGCGCAACTTGGCACGTCAGAGTTTACGTATTTCACGCCTTCCAACCCGGTGCCGGGATTCCAGCCTTTTAGTGCTACGCAAACTGCACAACCGACGCAGATGGGTCTTGCTCAGCCGATTGCAACCCGAATGATGACTGACGAGGAAAGACGGCGGATGGGGATTATGGCTATGGCTAAAGGCGGCTCAGTCCCCCAACTTGAAGATGGCGGGTTCGTTCTGACCAAAAAGGCTGTGGACGGGCTTGGCAGAGGTAGTAATAAAAAAGGCCAAGAAAACGCACGTCGTGGGTTGGGCGCAATCCCCATCAAAGGGCCGGGAACCGGCACCAGTGACTCGATCAAAACCAACATCGATAACAAACGCCCAGCACTTGTTTCCAACGGGGAAGCCTACGTGCCCCGTAAAGAAGTCAAGCGCCGTGGTGGTGCCCAGAAGTTTTATGATTTGATGAAGAAAGCCGAGAGAGCCGCTGCGTGATGCAAGTCACGATGGTTCCAAAGCAGTACGTCCCTCAGTGTTGGGATGATGTTAAGCAGTATCTAGCCGATGCCGCTGAGTACACGCATGGTCGGTATGATGTGGATGACATTTTTGACTCGATCATGGACTACGACCACATGCTGTGGATGGCGTTTGACGAGGAAAAAATAAAGGGGGCAGTTGTGACTAATTTCATGGTCTACCCCAAGAAAAAATACCTCTGCATGACTTTTTGTGGTGGTGTGGAGCTGGATAAATGGAAAGACCCGATGCTTAAGCTTTTACAACATTACGCACATGACACACACTGCGATGGGGTAGAAGCAACGGCTCGGCTTGGTTGGGCAAAGATTTTTAAGAATGATGGGCACGTGCCTTTGTGGCATACGTTTCAACTACCTGCTGCGGAAGCAGGGTTAGGAGCACAGCATGGGTAAAGGCGGCGGCGGCGGACAGCCAACACAGCAAAATGTAACGCAGACCAATCTGCCAGAATACGCTAAACCGTATTTTGAAAACATCATGAAGCGGGCGCAGGCTGAGTCCTATCGTCCGTACCAAGCATACGAAGCCGAGCGGCTTGCAGGTTTTACCCCCGAGCAGCTCCAAGTACAACAAGAAACGATGGGGTTGCAAACTCCGGGGGAACTTGGAGCGGGTAGCCAGTTTGCCGCCGCAGGGGGGTTAGGCTCTTTAGGTATGGGCGCTCAAGCTGCTGGTGCTGGGCAAAATTACTTTGGTATGGCGACAGACCCATCTCAGATTCAATCCTTTATGTCTCCGTACCAACAAGCAGTTACAGATGTTCAAAAAGCTGCCGCTGTTCGTGAAGCCCAAATGGCCCAACAGCAAGCCAATCTCGGTTCAGCCCGTCAAGGAACGTATGGTGGTGCCCGTCAAGCTATTGCTCAAAGTGAACGTGAGCGTGGGTTACTAGACCGACTGTCCCAGATCCAAGCCGAAGGTGGTCAAAAAGCGTTTGATGCAGCGCGGCAAGCGCAACAGTTTGGCTCGACTCTTGGTTTGCAAGGTCTTCAAACTGGACTTCAGGGTATGCAACAACTCGGTCAGGCTGGCGCTACTTTAGGTCAACTTGGTACTCAGCAACAAGCGGCTAATCTGCAAAGACTACAAGCGCAAGAAGCGGTAGGCGCTCAACAGCGTGGGCTTCAACAACAAATTCTTGACCAACGATACGCTGACTTCCTACGCCAGCGTGACTACCCAATGGAGCAGTTGGGGTACTTCAGCAACCTTATGCGTGGTATCCCTGTTCAGCTTGGATCCACTCAAACAACCTATGCGCCCCCACCTTCTCTTGCGTCTCAGGTCGGTGGACTTGGGCTGGCTGGGCTTGGGCTTTATAGATTGGCTGGAGGTTAATTATGGCTGGCCCTTACGAACTTCAATCCCCTAAAGATATTGCCATGGAGTACGGTGGCAACAAGCAAAAGATTGCTCAAGCCGCTCAAATCGGCATGATCGACCCCACGGCGGCTGTTTTGGCTGGGATGTTTATCGACCAGATGCGAGCAGCTCAGCAAGAAGAAACCGCAAATAATCTGTCGGTTGCGCAAGAAACATTCCCTCAAATAGCTGGGTTGGGCGCTACTCCTCAAGCGGCTCAAATGGCTGGCCCCCAAATGGCTATGGCTCCACAAATGGCTATGGCTCCACAAATGCCCCCGACCGAGGCTGGTGTTGCTACGCTTCCTGTGCCTGAAGAAATGTTCACTGCCGCAGAAGGTGGGATCGTGGCATTTGACCAAGGTGGTCCTGTTGCTCGGTATCAGACTGCTGGCTTAGTTGACTACTCCCAGTTCGGCCCTATGGGTAAGCGAATTCAAGAAGAAGAACTCTACCGCCAAATGTACTTAGGGAAAGACAATAGCGTTGCGGATTTGATGGGATATGTTCAAGGACTTGAGAAAAAAGCTGGTGAGCGTGCTGAGCGAGCAAAAAATATACGCATGATCCAAGCAGGTCTGGGTGTTGCTGCTGGTGACTCTCCCTTCTTCGCTAAGAATCTAGCCGGTGCTCTTCCTGCCTTAGAAGGGTACAGTTCTGACGTTGCCAAACAAGAAGAAGCAGAGTTTGGACGTAAGAAAGTAATGGCTGAACTTGGTGGTAAAGAACGTGCTGAAAAGATTGGAATTCTTGGCGAGGCTAGGAAAGCACAGCAGGCTGCTGATGAGCAGAGATTTAAAGCGGAGCAAGAAGATCTAAACCGTAAGTCTAGAGAAAGAATTGCTAATCTTCCGCCGGAGATTATTCGTGGGGCTAAGGCAATTCAACAGCCGGGTGAATCGTTAGAAGCCGCTGTTTCTAGAATGGCTGATCTTACAAACACCAAGGATCAATACCACGCTGCGGCAGGTCTGGTTAAGTCTGCATATGACAATGCTAGTAAACTTTATCAATCAACTATTGGTCCCGGCGGTGCTAATTACAATTTATATAAAGCGGCTGACGGAGATAAAGATGCTCTAAAAGCGCTTAAAATGACTCAAAAACAAGCCGAAGAGGAACTTGTTAGAAGAAGAGGAGTTATCTTTGCTGCTGAATACAAATCTATTAACATGGATCCAGAGACCGCTAATCGGTACTTACGTGCTCCTAGAGGCGGTACTGCTAAGAGTAGTGATGCTCCAAAACCGGCAGCATCAGAAGCACCCCCGGGACCTCCGGGATCAAAATATATCGGCACTTCGGGGGGTAAACCGGTTTACGAACTGCCCGATGGTCAACGAGTGATCCTACAATAAGGGGTTCCAGTGTGGCTTTTATACCTTTTACAGGCAAGTTAGATGAAGAAGATAAGGCTGCTCAATTTGTACCCTTCACTGGAAAGCTAGATCCAGCACCGGTAGAAGAAACTTCGGTTGCTAAGAGTAAACCCGTATCTACAACTCCTGAGCCGTCGCCAGACGAGCCAATATCGGTTGGGCAATACGCTTCTGATTACGGCAAACTATTTGCTGCTCCAGCCATTCAAGGGGTGGCTGACCTACCCCAAGGCTTACTTGATGCCTCTATCGCAGTTCCAAGAGCTTTTGCTACCGGAGAAGCATACGAACGTGGTCCTCTAATACCCATGGCATTAGATAAGTCTGTTCAACTAGTTCGTAGTTTGTTTGGTACGTCTTTGAGTAAACAACAAGAAGAGCGGCTTGCAGGGAAAATTGCGACCGACAAGTTTATTACTGAGGCAAAAAGCTTATTTGAACTCCCTAGGTTTTTTGAATACTTGTCCGAAGAGGGTAAGGATGTTGCGGACAAACTACGTAAAAGCGTGAGTTCTAGAACGAAGCAAAAAATAGAGGGTTCTACACCAAAAGGTAACTTCCTTGAAGCCGCAAAAACCGGAGATTTTAGCAAACTAAGCTTTGGTGACGACCCCACGTTAGAGGGCTACGCAGCACATACAGTTCAAGTTTTAGGATCTTTAGCCCCCGTTATTGCAACAGCCATCATAACTAAGGGTGCTCCCACTCCGTCTGCTGTAGTAGGCGGAGGTATGGCGGGAGGAGAAGGTGCTGGCGAAGCAAGGGAGTACGTTAAGAGTTTGTCTGACGGGCAACTGATGGAAATGAGTTCGTACTACGCAAATATGCGTAATGCGGGGGTTGATGAGCAAAAAGCTAGAAAAATTATCTCTGATCGAGCAGCAGAACAGGCAGCTTTCCTACAAGGTTCGGTAGGGGCTTTGGGGGGCGTCTTCACTGGCAAGCTGGTCACAGGTAAGTTAGATAACTACTTTACTTCAAATATTCGTAGCCGACTCGGAAGAATTGTTGCGCTGGGTGGAGTAGGTGCCGCAGAAGAAGGCACTCAAGAATTTTTGGAAGGGATTGCCGCCGACGTCGGTATAGACAAGGAAGTGGTAAAAGAGATTGGTGCGGAGTCTTTTGCAAACCTTATTCTTGGTTCACTTGGTGGTGGTGCGGTAGGTGCTGGTCGAGGGCTTGTGTCTCCTACTCCTGCGGGGGCTAAATCTAACACCGAAGAAGATAAGGCAATCGTCGATCTCGACAAACTAAACGCCGAAGAGATTGAATTAGAAGAGTCCATACTAGCCCGTGCGGGTGAGATCATAGAAAAGTTTAGCGATGCAGGTCAGACCATCTCGATGGATGATGCATATGCACAGGCTAAGTCTGAAATTCAGGATTATCGTCAAATACTTGCTGAAGAAACTGCTAAAAAAGAACAACTTCATAAGGCAATCGCTGAGTTCCCCGAAGAAGCCCAAGCTACCCCTCTTGAATCAAAACAGCTAATTGACAAAACACTTAAGAAAAAATTAGGTCGACCGCCAACTGATATTGAAACGTTAGAGGCGCTATATGAATTTACCCAAGAGAAAGCCAACCGCTTACGAGCTGAGTCCGGAGGACGTAAGCCTCCTGTTTCTGTGCCTAGCGGAGAAGAAGCTGCCGCAGGAGTTACCGGAGCACCTGCAAGAACTGAGCCAACAGGACTGGGTGAGGGTGTCGGGGCTGCTGCTAGCGTTGGAGCACGAAAAGAGCCAACAACAGGTGCATTAAAGCCTGAAGATTTGGAATTAGATGCAGCTATAAAATCAGGCGACATAAATAAACTACTTTCTTCCGGGTTAGTAGGCTACAAAGAATTAGACACGCTTGGGTTACAAAATAGCTTAACACTTGCACGTAAGCGGCTTGACTTAAGAAAAGAAGCAGCGCCGACTGAAGCAGAAACTACTGAAGCAGTAGGAACAACAGAAGAACCAACACAGACGTACGAAGAAGCCCTTGCAGAAGATTATAAGCGTAAGGGGCTTGATAACCTTGATGAAGCTTCTAAGAAAATCCAAGAATCCCGCAATATAAGCAAAAAAGTTGCTGATGCTTATGTACAGGCTTTGCGCAAACGAGAAGCGGAACGAATTAAATTTTTTTATGGGTTGGGCAGCGAACAGGCGTTTAGGGAAGCTCTTGGAGAAGTTGAAAAAATAGAGAACCGCATCCGTGGAGTTGAGAAACGCCGAGAAGGTAAGCAATCGCTGTTGACTGAAAAAGGCGGCGCTACTGTACTGGATGCAACTCAAAAAATTGAAGCTAAAGAGGTAAGAGAAAGAGGAACTCGCCTTTCAAATGATGTTGAGGCTGAAGAAGTTTTTATTGACGGAGACTCAGATGTTTTTTTTGTTGTTGACAACGATGTTTTTCAGCCTACAACAAAAGAAGAATTTGACTCTTTAGCCGAAGAGCTTTTTGAAAAAGCAGAGTTTTATTCAATCCCAAAACAAAAACGTGGGATCCGTCCGGCTAGAGATGAAGATGAAGCACAAACCCCGGCTACTGATCCAGTAGGTTTTGCCCGTGCTCAGGCGCTTGCGTCATTTGAGAATCGTAATTCCTCAGACTACAGCGACCCAGAAGAGGCTATTGATTTCGGCTTAGATAATCTGAACGACACGTTGACTGACTACGGAGTCACGGACCGATTCGTACGTGAACAAGCGGTTGAGGCTTATAAGAACGAAATAGCTCGTCTACAAAACGAAGCTGCTGGAGTCCGTCCGGCTAGAGATGAAGACATCTCTCTACAAGATATCGATACAGGTGAAGTTCCGACTGTAACGCAAGAACAAATTGATGACGGTATTAAGGACTCTAAAAACCAAATCATTGAAGAGTTAGCTTCCCTAGGTCAAAAGAAAGCATCGTTGGTAGAAAGTATTCGCAACTATGGGTCGAGCATTGAAAAACAACGGCTTCTTAATGAATTAAATAGGTTAATTAAAAACTTAAAAGCTGCTCTTAGAGCGTATAGCGATAAAGTAGTATCTGCTGAAAACTTTCTTAATCATGGCCGAAACGCTATGGATGGGACTGGTGTTTTCAGAGAACCAGCTATTTCTTCTCAAGTATTTGAAGTAATTCAAAAAGTTTATAGTAGATTTCCAAAAGTTCTTGAGGGACTTCGTTTATCTGTCGTATCTCCAGGGATAGGCCAAGATAATATAGCCGGTATGTATATCCCGGTTGAAAGGTTAGTTCGTCTTTATATTGGCACAAAAGGTGCGTTTAATCCTTCCACCATACGCCATGAATTGATGCACTCCCTTGAGCAGATGATGACCAAGGAAGCGAAAGAAGCCATAATAAACGCTTATCATAGAGCGTTTCAAAAAGCTATTCAAAAGCACACCGATCTAAAAAGCCAAACGTTTTTCC